AAGCAGAAGTACCTAGCCCTGCCCTGGTCAGACGATGGGGGCACGATGGTGACGGCCGCCACGGCCAGCGACTACGCCCTCGCGGATGACTGGGAGGCCGAGGCCATGATCACCCCCAAGGCCACGCTGGCCGACAAGAAGGATGCGCCGCAGGGGTCGGTGCCTTTCAGGACGGCCGGCATCGACTGTCAACGTGGGCACTTCTTTGGGGTGGTCCGCAGCTGGAGCAAGACCGGGCACAGTCGCCTGCGGGCCTTTGCGCGTCTGGAGACTTGGGGCGACGTGGAGAACTTCACCAAGGTGCACGGCGTGCATCGTGCCCTGGTCGTGGTGGACGCCGGCGACAACGCGCAGGTGGTGTACGCCGAGACGGCGAAGCGGGGTTGGAAGTGCGCCAAGGGTTCGGGCCAGGACGACTTCACTGTGAAGGGTCGTGACGGCCAGACGAGCAAGCGCTTCTACTCCGACGTGCAGAGCTACGTGGTGCCTGGGCAGTCGAACCGAGCCCGCCTGATCGTCTGGTCGAACCTTGCCGGCAAGGACCTACTGTCGGGCCTGCGGGTCCGCAAGGTGCACACCTACGCCCGCGACACAGTGGCCGACTACGTGGAGCAGATGAGCGCCGAGGTCCGGGTCCGCGACTCCCGCACGGGGAAGCCTCAATGGATTTTGCCCGCCGGCAAGAAGGACAACCACGCTTTAGACTGCGAGCTATTGGCCATGCTGATGGCGGTGCGATGGGGTATTGTGGGCAGGGAAGGGGCAGGGGAGGCCGCGCCGCTAGATGCCTGACTTGACCTTTCTCCTAGTGTTGGCACCTTTAATTCAGGACTGGCCGCTGGTGCGTTGTTTGGGTGCTGTGATGGCTTGCGGCGCTCGGGTGCATGGAACACGGCGGTCAGTCCCCTCTTTACCCCCGCCCCAAGGTTAAGACCTGACCATGGCCCAAGGACTATTCATCGGACTCACTGAAGACGAACTGCTGGCCATCAAGGCCAAGGCTGTCGCCGCGATCACGCAAGGTTTGAACGTGGTGTCCTATTCGGACAGCGGGTCGAGCGTCTCCAAGCAGTGGGCATTGCCCCCGAAGGAGATGTTGGACGAGGTCGGCTACGCCCTGTACAACCTGGACCCGCTGCAGTACGCGGCCTTCCGCCGCACGTCTGTCGTCGCGGTCCGCTGGGACTCGCGCAGCTTCTAATTTATGGCACCCCGCAAGAAGACCATCAAGGCAGTCGAAGTCCCCAAGCCTACCGCCGGCACGCAAGGGGTCCCGAAGGCGCAGGCCGCTCAGGCGTGGTCCTCCAATTTCCAGAACGCGGGGATGTCGTTTGCCCGGCGTGCCTGGTACGGCTCGACGCCGCAGGACGCCCGCAAGGATGTCAGCCAATACGATCGGCAGTCCCTGCTGCAGAAGGCCCGCTACGCCGAGAAGAATTACCCGAGCATGGTGCAGTACGTGAACGATATGGTCATGTACGTCGTCGGCGACGGCTCCAAGCCTACGAGCCACGCGGCCGACCCGGCCAAGGCCCGCCTTTACGAGGACTACTACTACCGCGCCACGCGCAAGGCGGACATCACCGGCCGCTACACTGGTGAGCAAATCCAGCGCATCATCGTCAACACGTGGGCCGTGGACGGGGAAGTCTTCGCCCTCAAGGTGACTGATGCCCAGGGCAAGGCGACCACGCAAATCATCGAAGGCCACCGGGTGGTTAACCCGACGATGCCCAACCAAGTCACCCCCGACACGTGGGACGGCTTTGTCTTCGGCAAGTACGGCGAGGTCCTCGGCATCTGGGTGCAATTTGGGGACGGCCAGTACGAGCTCAAGAGCTCCGGGACTTATTTCCACATCGCCGACTTCAAGCGGGCGAGCGGCGCCCACGGCCTGCCCCCCATGGCCCACGCCCTCAACTCGATGCAGGACCAGACCGAGATCATCGAACTCGAGAAGCGCGCGACGAAGCAGGTGACGGACGTCCCCTCTATCCTGACCCGTCATGGCGGGGCCATCGACGACAGCATGGCGGCCGACCTGAACGGCACGTCCTCGTCGGACCTCGGGAACATCGGTTCCCAGATGGGCGGCAAGCTGCTGGTGCTAGAGCCTGGGGAAGACCTGAAGAGCGTCACCCCGAACTTCCCGCGCCAGAGCATGGAGATGTTCAACGCGGTGCTGGCCCGCATGATTGCGGCCGGCGGCCTGCCCTATGAGGTTGTCAACGACGGCAGCAAGGCTGGGTCTGCCCTGGTACGCATGGTGCTGGGCAAGGCTGACCGCTACGTCGGCGACAAGCAGTGCATGCTGCACGACTGCTACCTGATCCCTGACTGGCAGTGGCGCATCGGGACGGCCATCGCCAACGGCGAACTGCCCGACGACCCGAAGTGGGCGGACGTGGAGTTTAGCGTCCCCCAGTCCCCGAGCATCGACAACGGCCGCGACAGCGCGAATGACCGCGAGGACCTGCGTGCCGGCCTGACCTCCTTCTCCGCAATCGCCAAGAAGCGGGGCGGCGACTTCCGCAAGACCTTCTCCGAGCTGGTCGAGGACATCCTCTTCGCCAAGGAAGTGACCGCCGCAACCGCCGGCAAGGTGGCCTTCGAGGAGGCCATGCAGCGCTTCGCCAACATGCAGGCCCCCGCCAAGGAAGCGGAGGAAGGCCCCGAGGACGAAGCGGAAGACGAAGCGGAGACCGGCACGTCGGCCATCCCCGACGACGAGACCAACGACCTTACCTGATTATGCGCCTTATCTTCTCCAACGGAATCAAGGGCCTAGAGCCCATGCTAATCGACCCGACCAAGGCCGCCGACTACGCCGCCCGCCTGGACAAGTACGGCTTCTCCGACGTGCTGTCTAAGCTCTTGGGCGCCCGCCCGGAGGCTTACGTCACCCCCGACGGCAAGGGTGTCATCCCCATCGACGGACCCATCGGCCGTGGCATCTCGCCCCTAGAGGGCATGCTAGGCGCCTCTGACGTGCTGGCCATCTCCAAGGCCATCGACGCGATGGAGGCCGACCCTGCCGTCAAGAAGGTTGCCTTCCGCGTCAACTCCCCTGGCGGCACTGTCGCCGGCGTGCCTGAGCTGGCCGCCAAGATGCGCCGCATGAAGAAGCCCACGATGGCCTACGGCGAGGAAGCGAACTCCGCCGCCCTGTGGCTGGCCGCCGCCGCCGATCGTTTCGTTGCCATGCCCTCTGGCTCCATCGGGAGCGTCGGGGTCTACATGGTCGTGCCCGATTACTCGAAAGCCTACGCCGACGCCGGCGTGCGGATGGTGGTCATCAAGTCCAGCCAGTCCCCTCTCAAGGGCGCCGGCATCGAGGGGACGTCCCTCACCGAGGCCCAAGTGGCCGACCTCCAGCGCCAGGTTGACGGCATCGCCGAAGACTTCCAGCAGTCCGTGAAAGCCACCCGTGTCAACGTCTCGCAGGACGCCTTCACTGGCGGCACCTTCTCGGGCCGCGAGGCCGTGCGCCTTGGGCTCGTCACCGGGCTGGCCGACTCCTTCGAGGAAGCCCTTGCCGCCTTCTGACCTTTGACCGCTTCTCCAAGTTTAAGAACACATGAGCAAACTGACTCCCGAGGCTGAACTCTCCGAGCTGCGCACTGTCGCTCTCGCCCTCACGACTGAGCGCGACGACCTCCGTGCCACTGTCGAGAAGCTGACTGTTGGCGCCGCTGACGAACTGACCGCCGCCCAGGCTGCCGTCGTCGCCAAGGATGCCCGCATCGGCGAACTGACCGCCGAAGTCTCCGCCCTGGCTGAGAAGGTCGCGGCCCTCGAACTGACCCACGTCTCCGCCGCCAAGCAGGCCGCCGAGATCGTCGCCTCCACTGGCACGACCCCCGTGGCCGCCGAACAGGCGCAGGCCCCGGCCGTCACTGTCGAGCAGCTCCGCGAGCAGTACGCCGCGATGAAGCCCGGCTCCGAGCGCGTGGCCTTCCTGCAGAAGCACAAGGCCGCCATCCTCTTCGGCCGCCTCAAGTAAACTTTCCCCCTAATTCATCCCTAAAATACTAATACACTACCATGGCTAACTCTGGTTTCGACATCGCCCCGGCCGCACTCGCTGACATCATCGTCGCCGACCTGCGCCCGAAGCTCCCCGTCCTCGACATGTTCACGACCCTCGCGCAGAGCACCGAGGACCGCGGCACCACCATCGACGTGCCCTTCGTGGCCGGCGACGACGCTATCACCTTCGACAAGGCTTCCGGCGGCTACCACCAGACCGGTGACGCTGACATCACCAAGGCTTCGGTGAACCTCATCCACTACCACGCCACCCGCAGCTTCGACGCTTCCGAGCTCGCCGCCTGGGGTGCCGAGGGTGTGATCAACGCCTTCCGCGAAGAAGCGGTCGCCAAGATCGTCAAGAAGGCCAACGCGGCCGTCAACGCTCTCGTGACCAACGCGAACTACTCCAGCAACATCGTCATCGCTGCCGTCGACTTCGACTACAACGACGTGGTCGACCTCGACACCGCCCTCGACGACCTGCTCGCCCCTGAGCAGCGCGGCCTCGTGCTGAACTCCTCCTACATCGGCGCGCTCCGCAAGGACGCCAAGCTGACCTCGGCGTTCAACACCCAGGGCAACAACAGCGTCGTCCGCACCGGCATCGTCGGCCAGATCGGCACCCTGCAGGTCATGCAGTTCGCCGGCCTCGCGGCCAACGGCGAAAACCTCGTCGGCTTCGCGGCCGCCAAGGACGCCATCTGCATCGGCACCGGCTCGGTCTGGTCCATCTCGCCGAACTCCGGCACGGCCACCTCTGGCGGCCTGTCCGTCATGGTCGAGTCCGAGTACACGGGCGGCATCCTCTACCTCACCGCGGCCATCCGCTTCGGTGTCGCCAAGGGCCGCGCGAACCTCAAGCGCATCAAGAGCGCCTAAGCCTAACCGGCTTAGTGAAAGACTGGGGCCTCCTAACGGGGGCCCCTTTTTTTTGACCTCATCCCAAGGTTAAGACGAACATGAGCCTTTACGCCGACGGCACCTTTCTCGACGACGCCAAGCTGATGGTGGACGAGTTCGGGGTGTCCGGGTCCGCCAACGCGGGGGCCATTACCTTTCAGTGCCTCATCTCCGACCCTATGGTAACGCAGTCCTTCCAAGAAGGGGGCTTTGTGGACCGGACCCAGCACTCTGTCCGTATCCCCGCTGCAACGGCCTCCTGGAGCCTGCCAGACGGGTCAAATGGGGCATCGGCGGCCATCGTCGTCAGCCAAGAGCCCATCGCCTCCCTAGGGATTGGCAAAGTAATTGCCGTAGACGGGAAGAGCCTGCGGATCATCAGCCAGACCCACAAGCGCCCAAGCGCCTGGGTGACGCTACAGGTCATCCTGCTTAACCAGTGATTACTGTCCGGCTAACTGTCGGCCCCAAGAGCATGGCCCAGTTTCAGGAGGCCATGACCAGGTACGCCTTTGCCTGTCGCGAGACCATCAAGGACATCGGCCTAAAGAACGCGGCGCTAATGTGCCGGGAGTCCATGATGCTGACGCCCCCGATGGCTGCCGGCGGCAAGGGTGGCCTGACTGTCTCGGGCGAAAAGGCCGGCAAGCGGGCCATCGCGGCGGACGTTCGCAAAATCTACGTGGCGGCCGACAACCGCAAAGGCATCGCCCCTTTGCTCATCCTCTCCAAGAAGCTGGCCTACTCGACTAGGCACGGCAACCCGGCCGAGTTTCGGGCGCTCATGGACGGCGCTGGCCGCACGGCCCTCAAGCGGGGCACCCGCGTCCTGCAGGCCATCGCCAACGACTACGACGACGAGCGGGCCTTTCGTAAGGCCAAGAACTACTTTTCCCGCACGATGGCCCGGGGCACTGAATACGGCACCCTGGGCTTTCAGCGCGATCTACGCCCGGTCCACAAGATGCTTTTGGCTAAGGCTGGGGGCCGCTTCAAGCAGCTCGGCAAGCCTACTCAGCCCCTGTCCAACTGGCGGGACAAGCTGCTGGTGCAGACGGACGCGGAAATCCAAGAGTACATTGCCAGCCGCACGGCTCATGTCGGCAAGCTGAAGTCTGGCTGGTACAAGGTCCTGATGGGCCTGCCCAAGCCCTCCTACCGCGAGGGCAAGTCTAACTTCGGCACGGCTGGCGTCGGCAACTACATCAAGGCCCACGCCGGCAGTGCTGGGTACTTTAACTTTAACGAAACCCCTTCCAACCTAAACCTGATTATCGGCAACGGCATCGCCGACACCAACAACGTCAGCACCGAGGCCGACGTGAAGGAGACAGTGATCGGCCTGCGCTACAAGCAGGTGCACCTAGACCTGGCCCGCCGACTGAAGAAGGACGTGGACGATTTCAACAACAACACAAAGACTTAAACCCATGGGCACATCCTCCATCCGCCACATCGTCGAGGCCAACCTCGTCGCCATGCTTCAGGCCGAAGCGACCTTTAGCGCCGTGAACATCTACCCGGGCGACAGCACGGCCGACTCGGTCATGCCCAAGGTGGTCGTGGTCTGCGACTCAGCCAACACCCCCTCTGGCCTGCCCGACGGCTTGGGCAACTACGACTGCCAGGTCCGCTGCGTCCTGCACGACAACGCCAACGACGTGACCCTGACGACCCACCGGGCGCGGGCCGCCGCAATGGTGGCCACCCTGTCGGACGTGACCGCCATGACCACGGCCTTCTCTACCCAGGGCGACGCCCTGCTGTACGATGTGACAGTGATCTCCGAGGACCAGGGGCTCGACGAGCAGACGGGTGCATGGGCCACTGTCCTGCGCCTTTCGGTGATGTGCGTCCTAGCGCCTTGACCACCCGCCCAAGGTTAAGAACCACCTATGGCTGCTGTACTCAAAGGCGTGACTGTCCTGTTCGGCGTTGCCGTTCAAGCGGGCATCTCAAACTTCATTTGCCAGAGCGTCAGCGTCGACAAGGCGTTTGAGCTCAACGACAAGGTGGCCGACGAGACGGGGGTGACTGTCACCCTGCGCTACGACGGCGTGGAGCGGACCGGCACTGTGGAAGGCATCGCCAAGACCACGGACATGCCAGAGGTCGGTGCGGCCATCACGATCGCCATGAAGACGGACGTCGGGGTTTCCCAGAGCATCGCCGGAGTGGTTGAGTCCGTCTCGGAAAAGGGCAGCAACAAGGACTTCGTCCGAGTTTCTATCAAGTTCCGCCAGGTTGACGGCATCGCGTCCTACGCTTAAAGCGTAGCGGCATGGACCGCCGCTTTGCTTTAGCCTTCACCGATCCGCAGGAAGTAGACTTCCTCGGTTATCGGCTGCCTCCCTTTTGCCTGCGTCACCGGGTAAGGCTGCATGCCATCAATTCGCCTTTCGTCGAGGCGGCCGAGTACACCACCGGGCACATGCTCGCGGCAATCAAGACGTGCGCCGGCCTACCCATCGACGACGTGACGGGAAAGGACAAGGCCCTGCTTTATGTATGGGCCAAGGACGATGTGAAGCTGGCGCATGACTGCATGGCTTTCAGAACCTACATGCTGGAGTCCCACTGGCCCAAGTTCTGGGACAGCGGCAAACTAGAGCAGCGCGTGAGCGGCATGCCCTGGGTAATCAACCTAGTGGCCAACCTTATCACCAACGGCGTGCCCGAGGATCGTGCGTGGACGATGCCGGAGTGTCAGGCCGTCTGGCTATCGACGACCTTCTCCGGGCTGAAGGGGGTGGAGGTTAACCTGCTGACGACTGAGGACGAGGAGGCTATGTCGGGCTTTACGGGTTCCCAAGGTTGAAGACCTACCCATGGCCCAAGTCGTAGAATACCAAATCAAGGGCACGTCCGACGTCCCGCAGCAGGTGGACAAGGCGAAGAAGGCCATGTCCGAGATGGACCGCCAGACGCAGGCCATCGGCAAAAAGTTTACCGAGTTCGGCAAAGACCTTTTTATGGGGTTTCTTGCGCCGATGGTACTGGTGCAGCAGGCCGTCAGTTTCATCTCCGCCAGCATCGCCAAGGCGCGGCAGGACGCCAAGGACGCGGTGGACTTCGCCGCCGGCATCAAGATCGAGGAGCTGAAAGCTTCTCCTGTTGACCCGACGACCCGCTACATGGCCCAGAAGCTGCAGGTGGACATCCGCACCGAGAAGGAAAAAGAGCAGGCGGCACTGGCCCGCCAGACTGTGACCGAGGAGTTTCTGAAGCGCGACCCTCGCGGCCGGGAATACTTCTTCAAAGCGGCCGACACTGGGGACGAAGGCCCTGGCATGAGCGAGGCGGCGCTGTCTACGTTCAAGTATGTGCAGGACGCGGTGGCCAAGATGGTCGAGGCCGACATGGCCAAGGCCCTAAAAGAAGAGCAGGCCAAGGCTAAGGAGACCAAAGAGAAGCAAGGCGAGAAGCCTGCGCAAGTCTTCGCCGAGGCCAACGCGACCTTCGGCGTGGGCAATTCGCCCCAGATGAACATCCTCAACCAGCAGGTCGAGCTGCAGAAGCAGGCCAACGAGTACCTGGCTGTGATCGCGGCGGCCTCCGGCTCGTCTTCGGACTTCACCAAGGACCAGAGCAACGGCAACGCCTCCAAGAACATCTACTACCAGACCACCAACGTCTCTTAACATGGCCCGCATCGACAAAGGAAACGACCTATCCAGCCCAGTCCTTCAATCAGGTTGGACAGTCCAGCAGGACGGCTATGGCCTATGGACGGGCAAATGCTTGTTCAAACTAGACCAAGACTACGCCGTGGTCATCGCTGAGTTCGAGCGCGGCCTGCCTCACCCGGTGGCGCCCTTCGATACTTTTATGTGGTCGAACCGCGTGACTGCGACCTACGACAAGAACGGCGTTGCCACGTTGGCCATCGAGTACGTCGGCATCAACACTGGCGTGGTCCCTGGGGAAGGTGAACCCACTGTCACTGAGCCCAACGTCTCTGGCGCCGTAGCCACGAGCAGCGAGCCCATCGAGACGCACCGCAACTTTTTTGAGATTGAGGATAGCACTGCACCCATCGCCGGCGTCGGCAGCGGGACGGCCACGGCCCCGATTTACGAGGCGAGCACCTTCAAGGCGAAGACCAGCGACGTCGGCACCTTGTACAAGGGCGAGAACGGGGCGCACTTCACCCAGAAGACGGGTGGCCAATTCGTCGGCTTTCTTGACCCGGAGTTTAAATACTATTACGGCCGCAAGTCCTACCTCTCCCCGACGACGGGCTTCTCTGGCGTCATCTACGTCAAGGGCGGGGAAGAAAGCGCCGAAGGGGAAGCGGTGGTGCAGGCCATGCGTGACGCGGTGGGCTTTTCCTCCAACGATCAGACATGGAACAGCAACCTTCCGGTGCTCATTCCCAATTACATGGGCACCATGTTTGAAGGTCCCGCTGGGGCCAAGCTGCTCCTGGCCAGCGTTAACTTCGAGGACTATGCGCTGAACGTCTACAAGATCAGCTACACCATCCGATACTCAAACGAGGGATGGGTGCCTGAAGTTTACCCAACTTTGACCTAACGATGCAACCCGGCAACGGCTACACCCTGAGCGCGGGCCAGAACGGCACGTCCCTCAGCATTGACGACCCGCAGCTGGCCGGCGACCCGGAGCAGTTCCGCGTGACTATCATGCCGACGGGCGCTGGTTATGGGGTGCAGGTCCGCAAGGGGTCGGTGCTTTGGTGCAATTACCGCAATATCGACGCCTTTGTCTTCGCCACTAAAAGCGGGGAAATCCAAAAGTTCTTTGCCTATCCTACGGGCTCCAAGACGGACGGACCTTTTGTTTCCTCCGATGGTAGCCCACTAATGGCCCGTGGAGGGTACATTCAAATCCAGCCGGCGAGCGTCGAGGGTGGCTCTGACTCCTGGGGCGTCTACCTTCTTGGATGCGGGGACAATAGCATGGGAGACTTCAGGCCATACATCGGCATCATGGCTGATGGGTCGGACGCCGAGGTGAAGTCTCGTTATTTCAACGGGGCCAACGACCAGATCATCGTGCGCAACGTGCGGGAATTGAGCCAGATTGAAATCGAAACTCCAACAGGTCCTACGTCGATTACTTACACTGCGTGCAGTACCATGTACCAGTACAACTACAACTGCCAGCGGTACAAGGTGGCAACCCTCACTTGGGAAGACAACACGTTCGTCGTTACGCAGCACCTGCTAGGCCAGACGACCATCCCTTACCCGGTCAACCAGCAGGGAGACTATTGCTACTTGTCGGGCGAGGAGCCCGAGTGGCTTGCCTCCCCCTATTATGGCCCGCAGCTGGAAGACTGGCTAGGGGATTGGACAGGCTACACCAAGGACCCCCTGGCCTACCCTGTAGAGGTTTAACCCCCGCCCAAGGTTAAGAAGATGAGCAACACTGTGACCTTCAAGCGCGGCACGACCTACTCGGGGACTGTGACCTACACCCCGGCGGCCGGCGGCCCCGCGAACCTGCTGTCCACGACTGTCACGTCGGACATCATCGACGCCGTGGGGGTGGTCTACCCCTGCACGATCACCATGGCGGTCAACGGCCTGTCCTTTGTCGCCTCCCTGCCCGCCTCGACCACGTCAGGCTTTGCCCTCGGCAGCGCCCGCAGCGACATCAAGTTCGTCTACGGCGGCACGACCTTCTTCTCAGACACCTTCCGACTGACTGTCATCGACCAGGTGACGAACTAAGCCATGTCCTCCATCTCCGTCTCTTCGCTGGTTCTGGGCTCCCTGACTGTGGAGGTCGACGGGACCGACAGCACGCTGGCCCTCTCGGTGCTGGCGACGGCGCCGGCGGTCCTCTCCGTCGAGCTGGGAACCCCGGGGGCTCAAGGCCCTGCGGCCACCATCGCCGTCGGCACGACCACGACCCTTTCCCCTGGGGCGGCGGCGACTGTGGTCAACGCGGGGACGACCTCTGCGGCGGTCTTCAACTTCGGCATCCCCTCCGGCCTGACTGGCGCGACGGGGGCGACTGGCGCTACTGGCACGGCGGCGACCATCGCGGTGGGCAGCACGTCCACGGGTGCGGCAGGATCGTCGGCCAGCGTGGCCAACAGCGGCACCTCTTCGGCAGCCGTCTTCGACTTCACCATCCCTCGCGGGGACAAGGGCGACAAGGGCGATACCGGCAACACGGGGGCCACTGGCGCAACCGGCAGTCCGGGCACGGCGGCCACGGCCACGGCAGGCACCACGACGACGGGTGCCCCGGGCTCCTCGGCCTCGGTCACGAACGCCGGCACGACCAGCGCGGCCGTCTTCGACTTCACTATCCCTCGCGGGGACGTTGGTGCGACGGGCGCAACTGGCGCTACTGGCCCTGTCGGCCCTGGCGTAGCTACTGGCGGCAGTACGGCCCAAGCCCTGGTTAAGGCCAGCGGCACGAATTACGACACCACCTGGGCCACGATCGTCCCCGGTGACCGCTACCTGACGACCTCGACGACGTCGCTGACGATTAACAACGGCAACAAGACCCTGACTGTGGGGACGGGGCTGTCGTACACGCCGACCCAAAACGTTACGATCTCCTACGACGCGTCCAACCATATGCACGGCGAGGTGCTGACGTACAATTCCGGCACGGGTGTGATGACTGTGGACGTGAACCACCACACGGGCACGGGCACTTATACGGCTTGGGTGGTCAACGTGGGCGGCGTTACCCCTGTGACCTCGACCACTTGGGGAAGCATCACCGGGACGCTCTCGACGCAGACCGATCTCCAGACGGCGCTCGACGCGAAGCTCGCCAAGGCGTCGAACCTCTCCGACCTAGTCAGTGCCCCGACGGCCCGGACCAATCTCGGCCTTGGGACTGCGGCGGTAGAGCCGGCCACTAAGCTTGTACCCTCTGGCGGCACGACGGGGCAGGTGCTTTCCAAGATAAGCGCAACCTCGTGGGATTTGCAATGGTCCACGGCTGGCGGCGGTGGTGGCATTGATGTCCAAGAGTTCGGAACCTCTGCTCCAGGTTCTTTTACTTGGACCAAGCCTGCCAACGCTAAGGTGGTTCACATCTTCATGTGGGGAGCTGGCGGAGGTGGTGGCGCAGGCTCTTGCAATGTAACGACCAATTCGCGCGGCGGCGGCGGGGGTGGATCTGGTGGTACTTTCTTTTACACCATTGCATCGGCCTCCCATCTTAATGCCACGGAGACAGGCGTTGTCGGAACGGGTGGCAATGGAGGAGCGGCAAGCACGTTGGTGAACGGAAACCCCGGTGTCGCCGGAAGCAACACCACCTTCAAGATTTGGAAGGCTGTTGGTGGCGGCGGCGCCAACGGAGGAAGCCCAGTTGGTGGAACGGCCGGCACCGCAAAACAGTCCTGCGTTTTCAATACGCTTACACTTGCCGGAACGGCTGGCGGTGGTGCTGTTGGTAGTGACGGAACAGGTGGAGCACTCCTTACTTCCATTCACTTCATCCCTGCTGGTGGCGGTGGTGGCGGCGGACAAAATGCGGGAGCGGCCGCCCTTCGAAATGGAGGCGCCGGAGGTTTCGCAACATTTGCCCTAAACAATGCGGGCTTGGATGCGGCCATCGCAGGCGGGGCCGCAGGATCAGCGACTGGCCCAGTGCAGGCAACGGCAGGCACGAGCGCCGGAAGCACCTACAACGGCGGCACCGGCGGCGGGGGTGGTTATTCCCGCGCCTCACAGGTTGGCGGGACCGGGGCGGCAGGCGGGTGGCCCGGTGGCGGTGGCGGAGGAGGAGGCGCAAGCGATACTACTTTTAACAGCGGCGGTGGTGGAGCAGGTGCCCGAGGCCGCGTCATCGTCGTGACCCTTACATAACCTTATGCCTTACATCGACCAAAACGGCCTGACCTGGACGCGATCGGAAGACCTGCTGTCCATAACCTGCGAAGACGGCCGCAAGGTGCTTGGCAACGCCGAGATGTCCGACGACCACCTCGTGGCCGTGGCCTACTACGTTCCTGAACCGACGAAGACCGACGCCGAGCGCATCGCCGAGCTCGAGGCCCAACTGGCCGCCCTTCTTTCCAGACTTTAAACCATGCAGCTCTACGACAAGGACAGGACCGACGAACTGCTCGCCACTAAACTGGAAGACGCTCCGAGCGACGGAACGACCTATGGCCGTAAGGACGCAGCTTGGGTAAGCGTTGGCGGTGGCGTCACCAACGTGACCACGGACTACACCCTAGTGCTGGCCGACGCTGGCAAGGTGCTTTACATCAACGCGGCTTCAGGCTTCCCGGGCAACGGGCTAACTGTACCCGACAACGGATCAGTGGCCTTCCCGCTGGGCACGAAGATTGACCTCATCTTCAACAACGGCAGCAGCGTCTACATCTACGCGGGCGCTGGCGTCACCCTTTACGGCACGACTGTCTGGGGTTCGCAAACGAAGACCACCCTGACCAACGTCGCAACGGACATCTGGTTCATCGGCTAACTTTATCCTATGCTCTACCTCATCTCTATCACGCTCGCCCTCCTGGGCGGCTTCGTCGCCGGCCTCCTCGTGGCCCGCAAGCACGCCGACCGCCTGAAGGCCAGCGAGGCCGAAGGTCGCAAGCTGCTCGACGCGCTCAAAGGGAAATAACCATTTTACGATGTATCGTATTTTGGTCATGACCCTGCTGGCCTTCGTGGCCTGCACGCCTGCCCAGGATACGAACGGCACGGGCACGCCGTCGACAGATCCCGCCGACCTGTCCAAACTCGGGACGCAAATCGACAAGTCTGACCAGCGGGTCGCCGCCGCCGTAACAGTCGCCCGCGAGAACGCCGACAAGCCTGACGTCGTCAAGGCCGAGACCGGCGTGGCGCTGGCCTACCTCCCCAAGCCCGACGCCCAGGCGCTCGACTACGTCCGCAACCGCGTCGCCCGTAACAACCCCGAGGAGTACAAGCGGGCCGAGGATGCTGGCCGGAAACTCCTCGCGGTCATCGACGCCAACTTCGCCAAGGCCGAGGCCGACGCCCTCAAGAACAAGGCCGCCCTCGACAACGCCAACAAGCAGATCACCGCGCTCAAGGCCGAGGTCGAGCAGGTCCGGACGGAAGGCATCCGTAACGCCTTTGCCGTCGGGGCTGGCATCTGCTTCCTTGCGGCCCTTGCGATGGGTCTCCTCGGCCAGTACCTGCGGGCCAGCGTGGCCTTCCTCGTCGGCGCCGGCATTGGCGGTCTGCCTTACCTGTTCGCCTCCCC